TCATAAACAGTAGATGTACCAGCTGGCACAATTATACCTCTTACGTCGTTTTCAATTATACCTCTTGTTGACCCGTCGTTTAAGTATTTCCAGTCAGTTTTGTAAAAGTCATAAGAACCTCTTCTAAATCCTGAAAAACCTAAATTAAGCGCCATATCTTCGCTGTTAGAAAATACACCGTAAGATGTACCACCTGCACCGTAAGAATTTTGCGTTGCTAACATATCATCAATTGCTAGAGATACATCTCTATTGATAAATAACATGTTTTCTTCGATTGCACCTTGAGCATCAAACTTCTTAAGAATGTTATCAAACGAACCTAAGTCATCTGTTGGCGATGTTCCTGCAATACCAGTTGTAATATGACCTCTTGCAGTTACTGCTGCAAAAAGACCTTCTGTACCTGCAGTATTGTCAGATCCAGCAGTACCTAACTGTGAGTCTACACCCCCAGCTGATTTTGCTAATTCACCTTCGATCATTGCCATTTCAAGGTTATCCTCAAATCTTTGTCTTGTATCACCTTCGGCTTTTAAATACCATAGGTAACCAGACTGTCCTTGTTCTCCTGTTACTTCAACCCATCCAATTTGAGAAGAATCAGATCCTGAAACTTCATACTTATCTTTAATGATAATTGGCTTGTTAGTTAAAGAAGCAAAAGACGGTTGTACTGCATTTGTCATTCCTGATGTTCCTTTTTTGAATTCAGAACCATACACGAATAAGTCACAAGTTGCTGTACCATCGTCATCTGTTGTTACGAAACCAGACACGGCTCCTACTGTAGCACCTCCTGAATAAGGAATTGCTGTTAGAGTCGTGTTGTCCGCTGCTATTGCAGAAACATACGCTTTAATTACTGTAGGAGAAGTTTGGTTATCGCTAAGTACGATAGTTTGTCCAACTCTTACTGCGTGAGTTCCTGAAGATGCAATTGTAATTACACCGGTGTTAGCTACTGCTGCACCTTTGTAGTGTAAGTGTAGTCTACCTTGCTCAGACCAAACTACTTGGTCAGAAGTCATAGGCATTTCAGCGCTTACCATTCTTAAGAAAGAAGCTATAGATCTGTTTCCAAATACTTCTACTTCTTGCTCATATAAGTCTGGTAAATACTGTTGAGACCAATCGTTTGAACCACCTGTAAAAGATAGGTAGTTAGACGATAATGTCTGTTTAGCTGGTGCTGGCGTTGAGTTCAACGAGCTTCCAGCTGATGGAGTTATTGCTGCCATTTTATATTTTAATTTTAATTAATGATTATTTTTTTAATTTAATTCGTAGCTTACTGCTATCATCGCCTGATATTGCTCGTACTTTTATTCCTCCTGATTCAACAACCCCTGAACTAGTTTGTCGCGGATCCATATTTATATTTTTAGATTCTGATGCGATTTCCTTAACAGCTTCTGTTTTGCCAAGTTGATAAAAATGATTTGCAATATTATCAGCGTTTTTAGCGGCAAATAATGCTTTATGATAACCATATCCATCTTTTAGAGTTCTGTTTTCGTCTAGGTAACTACCAATAACGTTCATAACATCCATTTGGGTATTTTTAACATTGTCAACATCTTTCAATTTATATTTAAATGTTTTATTATCAATATTGAAATCAAAACCTTTGAATTCTTGATTGAAAACTTCATTTGTTTTTAGTTTAAATTGATTTGTCGCTTTTTCTTGTTGGTGAGCAATTTCTTGTTGCTCAGTATTGTATCTATTAAAAAAGTTTACAGCTTTTTGTTGATCAGTACTTAAACTGCCTGTGTTTTTAACTTCTTTATAGTATTGACTTTTTTGTCCTTCTAAATATTGTTTTGCTTTAGCTATTTCTTCCTTATAAGCTAATTCTTTTCTTTTAATATCTATTGGGTCATCTATTTCTTTGTCAAATGAATAATTATCGTCTATTAAAAAATTAACTTCATCTGATGTTAAATGAGGTTTTGTGGTAGCATAATATTCTTTTATTAAATCTTTATTATCTAACCTCTCATAATTTTTATTTAGCCTTATATAGTCTTCCATAGAACCTCCTGTTTCATTCATAAAATTAACAAGTTCTAAAACTCCTTCAGGTACATTTACTTCAGGTTGTTCTACAGTATTTGCTTCTTGAACAATTGGTTCTTCTTTAATCGGTTCTTTTTTTGTTTGTTCCGATTCTTCAACCTGTTCAATTATCGCTTCTTCTTTTTCTTGACTTTCTGCGGCAGGCTCTTCAGGCTGCGTTTCGTTTTTTTCTTGAACTTCTTCGCTAGCGCCGGATTCGTCGCGTACAAGAACCTCATCTGTGCTTTGCTCTTGAATGGCATCTTTTTCTTCTTTAGGTTTTCTTAAATCTACTTTAGTAACCGTTTCGGTTCCAGTATCAAGTCCCATTTTTTTAAGAACTTTGGTTTCTTTTTCAGCTGTAGACGGATTTTCGTCTTCTACAACCTTTGCTTTTATTTCTTCTGACATAATATAATATAATTGTTTTTATTCTTTTTATAAAGGTAAGAATAATTAACCTTATGCTCCTTGATATGCAACTATAGTTCCAGAGTTTACATCAATTTCAGTCCAACGACCATAAATTGTTACTCCTTTTGGAAAGGTTACGCTATCTACTACAAGACCCGCTGCTCCAGCTCCTATGCCTTCAGTATTAACATAAGTTGTTGCGCTTTCTGCAACTAATCCACTTGCGCTATCAAAAACTGTATCAGATAACATTGTTATTGCTACCCATACATTTCCAGAAGTTGGTGTAATTGCTGCTGAACTTGCTGTTGTATATGCTGAACCGTTTATACTACCGGTCCAATCGTTTTTTACTACTTTTCCCATTTTTATTTATTTAATTATTACCTTGGTTCAAATTGTTCTAAACCAAATCCTCCTAAAGTATCAAACCCGCTTGATTCAAAGTTTTTTGGCGGCGTATTATTTTTTCTTTGTTCTATTAACTCAGACTGTTGTGAAGCTTGAATTTTTGTTCTTTCATCTTTTCTATCTTCACGAAACTTATCTTTATCATTAATCACTCGTAAATCCATTTCTTTAAGCTTTACATTTAACTGGAACTCGTGTAACATAAGCTCTTTTTTAATTGCAGCTTCTCTTTCTAGCTTTTGAATATCAAATTGCGTTTGGGCTTGACCCATTTTTACTTTATTTTCTGTAAGTATTGTATTCTTTTGAATGTCAACAGCAGCGGCTGATTCCGCAGCTTTAGCGTTAGACTCAGATTGAAGTTGTATATTTCTAGCACTGATAGCTTGATCTTGTTCTAATTTTTTTCTTCTTTTTAATTTTAAACATTGGTTAGCTAGTTTTAAATTTTTAATTTCTCTAACGTCTATTGCATCTTCTAAATTAATTTGATCTTTTGCTAATGCTGCTTGTATATTATTTTCTAATAATTGTTTTTCTTCTTCATCGGGGCTTAATTCTAAAAATATACCAAAATCATGTAAATGTAACGTGTTTACTTCTTGTAAATTTGCAACGTTAAATCTTCCTAAAGAGTTTACAAAGGAATTTTTAGTATTAGCAAATTCTAATACATCTGAAACTCTTAAACTTACTGCCTCTGCAGTTTTTAACGTTAAATACAACCCTGCTTGTAATACGTGACGAGTAGCTGTGTTAGAATTAGCAGCTGCTATTTTTTGCAATCCTACTAAAGCATTTTTATCAGGAGTTGATCCATCTCTTGCTTCATTTAATCCTGTAACGTCTCGCATGTTTTGTAAATAATAATTATAAGCGGTGATTAAAGAAGAAATTTTTCCTCCTCCGCTTCCACTTTGTAATTCTTGAATTGGAACTCTACCGTTATTAAATTCACCATCTTGAGTCATTGATCTACCTATAACTGAACCTGTTTGAAAAAACATATTTAATGCTTCTTGAGGATTATAATTTGTACCGTTTCCTAAATCAACTTCTGCTATTCCATCTGCATCTAAAAATACTCCATCTGGTACCATTCTTGATAATACTTGTTGTAACTTTAAATGAGTTAATTGAATCATGTCTGCAAATGTTGTCATTCTACTAACTAATGATTCTAATCTTCCTTTATACATTCTAGGAGCAACAATATTATAAGACATTTCAACTTTTGTAGTGTCTGATTTAGGTCTAGTCATGTTTTCAGCTAACTTCCAAGAAAGTACATTTTCGCTTCCAATTATTTTTGCTCCTGAATACAACACTTCAATAGCTCTGTCAACTTTTTCAAATCTTGATCTTTGATCTGCGGGAGGATTAAAATTATCATCTTTTTTAATTGCTTTTTTTCCTCCCGACGTGGTTTCTTTAATTTTATATGTTTGACTTCTGTAAGTTTTATATTCAAAATATAAAATATACACATATCCATCGTCATCTCCGTCTAACGCTCCATATGATTTATTATATAGTAAAGCACCAGAGCCTAGTCCATTGTCTTCAATATTTTTAATTTCTTCATCTGTAATTTCAGGAAATTGTTTTTTAAGCTCAACAATACTTATTTTTTTTATTTCACCAACATAATATAAATCATCAAAATAAGGTGATTCCGTAAAAGAATATACAATATCTGCGGGATCAACATAATTAATAGTTATACCTTCTGCTTTATTAAATCCATTTTTAGCACAAGCCATACCTATTACAGTAATATCATAGTCTAAACGTTTTTTTGTAAGCTCATATTTATTTTTATCAAATACATTTGTTAAAGCTTCTTCTTGCGCAATTTCAATACCTTGTTTATAATCCATTTGCATATGAACACCTAACTCTTGTGCATCCATTGGTAAAGTTTGGGGGTCGGTTTTAAAAGTATTTATATTTAATGTTTGTTGAATATTTTCAATAAACTCTTTTGCTTGCATATCACGAACTATATCTTCCATATATTCTGTTCGTTTTTGAACAGATTTAGGATCTTGTGAATATGCTTTTATGTCGTACATTCTTTCTGCAATACCATTTACTACTATATCTACAAACTTTGGAATAATTGGTACTGGCTTCCAATCTAAATTTAAATAAGATAAATCTCCATTAATTGATAATTCATCTTTATACTTTTGTATTGATTGCTCTCCTCTTGCGTATAATCTTAATCTATGAAAATTTTCACGATTAGACTGATACCTTGAAGTACCAGAATCTTTTTTAAACCATTCCGATTCGATAGCTCTTCCAATTTTCTTACCATACTCTATGCTAGCTTTTTCTGTGTCAGATACTGACATACTTGGGAATAATCCTGTTGGGTGTGACTTTGCCATTTATTTTAA